TCATGAGCAACTTTTAGCGGTTACCAGTATTGTTGTAGCATGGGTAGTTGGAGATACTATTAGAGAGACAAAATGATGAAAGATATTTTAGGTTTATTAACTCCTACTCAATGGATTGTCTTGGGGTGTGGTGTATTGATGCTAATACTTGGTTCTAAAGATTATGTAGTATCAAATGTAAAAAGTTTGTTTGATAATAAACAGGAAGTAACACCCAAACCAACTACTAATACAGATTTAACATCTATAGTAGCAAAGTGGGAAATATTATCAAATGCCTGTAAACAAGCTAATTTACTTGATGCTTACAATAAATTACAAGAAGTATTTCCAATGTTGGTATCTGTATATACACTAGAAAAAAATAGGAAAACTATTGATGAAAAGTAATTATTTGCTTATTGCTGGATTAGCTCTGGTGGTTTTTGTATTTCTAAGCAAAATATCTGGAGTAGAAAAGGATGTCACTCCAAGCCTTGGTATACAAAAACCAACAGATGCTATAGCACAACAAGTGTCTAAGATCACTAATATAGTCACAAATGATACTGATAGATTAAACCTAGCAGTGTTTAATAAAGTATTTGCTGATAGAATTATATCATATGATATAGATACGCAAAAATTAAATCATTTATACACACTGGCTGGTAAATATTTTTTTGGGGATTCGCTCAAAGATAAATATGCAGATCTTGACATTTTCTTAATCAATAGTATAATAGACACGGTTGGAGATAAAAATCATATACTATCTGATAATGAAAAGTTACTACTACAAGAAAAATTCTATGGAATTGCTTGGTACTTGAATAATTGAAAGGAAAATAATGGATATTTTAGGAGCGGCTGAAAGCAGATTACAATCTATTATAGACGAAAATTCTTTTATTATCAATGTCTTAGTTAAAGATCAATCTAAGAATAATTCTTTAAATGAATTATTGAATGCTATTAGACAGTATCAAAGTGCGGCATCACAATTAGAAATTGTCAAAAATCTAAAATCACAAGTCCAATATACTACAACTAATTCTGATGCAAAAGAACCAACATGAAAGTAGCATTGACACTAATTGTCGTGCAACAAAATCCTAATGTACAGTATTCGCACGATGATTTTTTCAAATTCTTGCTCACAGAAGAAGGTCAATTTCCTAGTAAATATATCTCTACCAAAGATATAACAGATACCGCGAGGGACTTATTTTCTGAATATGTTAGTGTGTACTTTGATTGGACTTCAATTGAGTTGATGGACTTTAGAAAAGTAAATACCACAGATTGTGAAGTAGTTTATGCAATAAAATTACCTAATTTGCTTGGTATAGAAAAACGTGGAAAATTTGTTTCACACAACAATAAGCCAAATTTCGAAAGTTTTTATGGAAGAATTCTATCAAGAAAATTCAGAATATTCTAAGCTAGATGTGTTAGCACAACTATCTCTATACATTGAAAAAGAAACTAATGAATTAATGTTTGTTTGTGATTGGGACAATACACAAGATGGGGTAAAATATATATCACAGATCATATTTGAGTTAAAGTATGGAGATATTCTAGAAAGAATATTACAACATTTATACTCCCAATGTGTAGAAAATAATAGGCTTGATGAGTTTAATGAAATCAAGAATAATTTATCACAATTACATAAAAACAAAATATCGAGCAATAATAGTATTGTAGTGCGCCCAAGAGATATCAAATAATTCATCCAGTGAGGGATAATTATGCACAAAATAAAAAAAATAGCTTGGGAAAGTTGGAATTCTAAAGTAGAAGAATCTTTATCTGATAATGCCCTTAGTGAGGCAAGCGTAAGCTTGCTAGAAGATTCGGATGACGAGTATCCATTACTTGCACATGATTTGTTATTTCAGAACAAAATAGTTCATACCCCTATGGGTCCATACCCACAAGATTCTCTATTAAAACCTTCTGATAGATGGGATTGCTGGATCGGACATACAAATTTTGATGTAACAGTTAATATTGCAGAAATAATTGAAAAAATAGAAGGAGTTGAAGCCTTAAAAATTATGGGTAGATATTCTTTTTTTATAGGGGTTGCTAGACTATTTAATATTAAGCACGTAAGAAAAGATATAGAAAATGCTATCTGTAATTATACAGAAGAAGAAATATTATCAGATAATGATCTACGACAAACCGTAGATTTGGTCAAGAAACAGTTGCAATCTGTCGATTACTGGTCTATACTAGTGTCTCCAGACGGTGAAGTAGAATACATAGCTTCTGATAAAATGGATAAAACTTACTTAGACGGACTAAATAAGTTAACGGTTATGAAAAATAAAAAGGGTGGAATTATCTTAAGAGGTACTAATGGATAAAAATATTGAAAACTATTTGAAAGACAGCAACATACGTAATATAATAAATTCTGTGTCCAATAAGTTCATGTATGCATTAGACCATAATGACATATCTTCTATTGCTATGGTAACATTATGGAAATGCATAGAAAAGTATGACCCAACAAAGGGTGCAAAGTTTACATCTTATCTATATCAACAGCTTTTATATGCTCTTAAAAATGAACTAAAAAAGAAAAATATAGAATATGCTTCGGACAGCATAGAACAACCAATAAGTTTTTCTATTAAGAATGAAGTATTTGACATATTAGAGAGCCTGCCTAGCGGTATGAAAACTCTATTAGAGCAAAGATTTTTTCATAATATGACCATGACTGAAATTGCTGACGAGAATGGCTATAGTAGAGAAACAGCAAGAAGAAGATTAAAAAAAGCTATTAGGATGTGTAAAAATCTAGTTAAAAGTTAATACCATTTTGTGTATATAGCTATGGACATGGATTGTATTTAGGATAATTAGGATTATGTTATATTCAAATTACATGGAGCATAATTATGCCAGTTCCTACATCTAAAGCTAATTATCTAAAAAATACAACAGGTGGCGCTTATAGTAGTACCAGACAGGGTGGAACTATCCTTGGCAATACTACAACAAGCACTGAAAGAATTACCAAAGCTCTTGCACTCAAGGATAATGCCACAGAATATACAGATGGCACTTTACCAAGAGTGAAAGATAATGGTCTTAGTCACAATCGTAAGCCATACTCTAGTGGCACATTTGCCTATAGCGAAGCTGGTAAATATGTAATTGCAGCGAGTAGTGCTACACTATCTGGTGCTGCTAATACTAATATTCTAATTACTGGTAGGGGTGATAATACTAGATCTATTGCTCAATTTGAGCATGATTTTGGTGCTACTACTACTAGCTTTATTAGAAGTAATAGATTTGCCAGAAGTGGATATCTCAACAATGGTACTAAGCTTCAGTCGCGTAGACTATTCCTTAATGCTGCTGGTACAGCATCTGCTAAACCCACTGCTCTTAATACATTTAGTAGTGGTTATATGTGGAGTCCAGTTAATGATAATAAAGCTCGTCATATAGATAATGCCGCTAATCCAACCAGAGCAGTTCCCGGTGAACTAGTTATGAAGGTAGACTTCGTAACATTATCTGTGGCTAGTGGTGGCGACTTCTTCAATTATAAAGCAATAACTGGTATGTGATTTATGTTGGTGTGACATAGGGGGTATTAAAAGCCCCCTGTGTCTACCAAAATAATATCCTATAAGGAGTGCTATAATGAACGATGCTTTAAATATTTGGTCACTATTTCACAATATCATAGAAGTACTTGGTATTATATTTATACCATTCATTGCTTGGGTTATGTTAACATTGGTTAATCATGGCAAACAAATAATTATTCTTGAAGAAAAAGTCAATGATTCATTAAATAGAAGAATGCTGTCTTTAGAAGATAGGGTTGTTGGAATGGAAAGCAGACTAGAATCTAAAATAGATGCAATAGAGAAAAATGTAATTGATTGTAAGATATCAATAAATGAAAAGGCATCTTCGTTAAATCATATCATACAAAAAATTGAAATACTACTCAATAAAGTAACACACTAACATATGATACAAATCTTAGTTAATTCTATTATCAAAGAGCTTGGAATTAAAAAGAGTTTAGTTGACAAAATCACTACTTTGGCCGATAATGTAAATATCTATCAAAGGGATGATAAGACAGTAATTGAAATAAATCTCAATAAGATAACTATCACACTAGAAAAAGATCCATCAGAGAAAGATTAAATATGTCACTTAAAGCTCTTATGAATTATACGTTTGTGTCTAAGTACGCTAGATGGTGTCCAGAAAAAAAAAGAAGAGAAACTTGGAATGAGGCAGTAGACAGAGTAAAGCAAATGATGATTGACAAATATATTGATCAGTCTAATCCGGCCCATAAAGAACTTCAGCAAGAAATTGAATGGGCTTATGAGATGATGAGGAAGAAGAGGGTGCTTGGTTCACAAAGAGCTTTACAATTTGGCGGAAGTCCTATCTTTAAACACAACGCTAGAATATATAATTGCATTGCCTCATACGTAGATCGCGTTAGATTCTTCCAAGAGTGCATGTATCTATTACTATGTGGATGTGGTACAGGATTCTCAGTACAAAAACACCATATTAATAAACTTCCTAATTTAGTAAAAACTAAATCTGGAAATAAAAAGTTTACTATATCTGATTCAATCGAAGGATGGTCTGATGCTATTGGAATATTAGTCTCTAGTTATTTTGAAGATACAGACTTATTTCCAGAATATAATGGTAAAAATATAACATTCGATTTTTCTGAAATTAGACCGGCTGGAGCATTTTTACAATCTAGTGGTGGTAAGGCTCCGGGTCCAGAGCCATTACGCAAAGCCTTAAATAATATTAAAAAACTATTAGATAAGAGTATGAAGTCTGGAATAGGAAAATTACTTCCAATAGAAGCATATGATATAGTTATGTATAGTGCTGACGCTGTAATTAGTGGTGGAGTCAGACGTAGTGCTACTATTTGTGTTTTTAGTCCAGACGATCAAGATATGGCAAAGGCCAAAACTGGTAATTGGTTTATTGAAAATCCACAACGCGGTAGATCAAATAACTCAGCATTATTATTGAGAAAAGAAACTACTAAAGAACAATTTAATGAGTTAATGCAATCTGTCAAAGATTTTGGAGAGCCGGGATTTGTATGGTCAGATTCAACTGAGTTAATTGTTAATCCTTGTGTTGAAATTGGTATGTGGCCCGTAGATATAGAAACTGGACAAACTGGCTGGCAGGCATGTAACCTAAGTACAATCAATTGTGCCAAAGTAAAAACAGAAAATGATTTTTATGATGCATGTAGGGCCGCATCTATAATTGGAACACTACAAGCAGGATTTAATAAATTTGATTATTTGGGTTCTGTGTCAGAAAGAATTATCTCAAGAGAAGCACTACTTGGTGTTTCTATGACCGGAATCATGGAACAATATGATATATGTCTTAATGATACCATACAAAGCGCTGGAGCAAATATTGTTAGAGATACCAACGCTAAAATAGCTAATATGATAGCAATTAATCAAGCCGCAAGAACTACATGTGTTAAACCAGAAGGTACATCAAGTTGCATTTTAGGCACATCCAGCGGTATACATCCTCATCATGCTAAAAGATATATTCGTAAGGTCCAAGCAAATAAAATGGAACCAATATATCAATACTTCAAATCAGTTAATCCAAGGGCATGTGAAGATAGTGTATGGTCAAATAATGATAGTGATGATGTCATTTCATTTTGCGTAGAAGTTCCAGATGGGTCTAAAATAAAAAATCAAATTGACGCCATACAATTATTAGAGCATGTAAAAAATACCCAAAAAAACTGGGTATTAAATGGTACAAACAAGCATTTATGTACACAACCTTGGCTGGTACATAACGTATCAAATACGATAAATATTAAGCCAGAAGAGTGGTCTATTGTTACTGACTACATATATAATAATAGAGAATACTTTTGTGGGATATCATTATTGCCAATTACTGGAGATAAAGATTATCCACAGGCACCATTTACAACAGTTTATACTCCACACGAACAAGTAAAACATTATGGAGATGCTTCATTGTTTGTGAGCGGCTTAATAGAAGTGGCATTAGAACTATGGGAAGATAATTTATGGGCCGCTTGTGATTCCTTGCTTGGAATAGGACAAAAAATCAAGGGATCAGAAAAGAAAGAATTTGCAAATAGATGTAAAAAGTTTGCAGGTAAATATTTTGATGGGGATTTACGAAAATTAACATACTGTATGAAGGACGTATTTAACTGGAAAGAGTGGGTAGATCTAAATCGTGAATATCAAGATATAGATTTCACCAGCGTCATAGAAGAAACAAACAATACAAAAGCAGAACAGGAATGGGCTTGTTCTGGCGGAACATGTGAACTAGTATAACATTGGAGACATATTATGTCAATTGATTTAACAACCTTGATAGATTGTTCAGCTATAAATATATCAAATACTACCTATAATCATAGTATCCATTTTAAGAAGCTAGATAAAAATGCTATAGCTCCATCTAAGGCTAATCATACAGATGCTGGCTATGATTTATATGCCCTAGAGGATTGCATAATACCATCACAGAATAGATTGATGATTAAAACTGGAATATCTATGGCAATTCCAGATGGCTATGTTGGTTTAATATGGCCTAGATCTGGATTGGCTGTTAAGCACGGGCTTGATACTATGGCTGGAGTGGTTGATAGTGGTTATCGTGGCGAAGTGTGTGTTGTGTTACAAAATCATGGATATGAACCATATAATGTTAAGGCTGGGGATAGAATAGCACAAATATTATTTCAATCTATTTTATCTGTACAAATGATAGAGACTGAGGAATTAAATAATTCTGACAGAGGACAGTCTGGTTTTGGCAGTAGCGGAAATTAAATATGTCTCAAAATAGAGTTTTCTATGCCTGTCAGGCTGTACTGTATAGAAAACGAAATACTAAATCTGGTGGAACTTATGCATACTTAGATGGCGCTCAGTCAGTTGGCGTAAGTAGCACTAGCGAATCTTCATCTATAGTAGACATTGGTAGATTTCAAAGAAGGTTTCGTTTTGAAAATAAGAACCGTACTCATGAAATTAATATTTCTAGAATAATACCAAGGGGTGGACAATTATTCTACTATGATGAAAGTTCTAGTACTAATTATAATCAGTGTCATCTACTATCTAATACAAATCTAGGATGTCAAGGATCAGACACATATACTAATAGTAGTGGATTAAAAAATTATGATATTATAATAGTATATGGAGAAGATGATGTATCTTTAATACAAGATAGTGCAACACTGACAAAAGTGTCATATAAAAATTGCCTACTAACAAATATATCATATGATATTGGTGTTGATCAAATCACAGAAACAATTACACTTATTAGTAATATTGTAAAATATGATGATGGCGATATTGATGCTTTACCCGATTCAGCTCAAGATGGAGATATTCTAAAAAGACAGCATATTAAAATGTCTTCTACTATCTTGCCAGAAGAAGCCAATCAAATTTTTAAATTGAATAGTCCACTATCTATAGACAATAAAGATGTATTTGGTTTACAGTCAATACAAATTGAAGCTACAATAGATTATACAGAACTAAATGATATTGGTATTTGGAGAGGGGCAAATGATGAAACAGATGTCAATCTCTGGAAGTTTGTGAACTTACCAATCAGTATAACCTGTTCATTGGTAGGTGTTATTAGAAGTATATACCTATATCAAGATATATTGCGCTTAGATAAAACATTCGAAGAAAACAAACAAATAAAAATTGTAGCTGATGCTTTAGGCAGTCAATATTTTGTGTGGGATTTAGGGACGAAAAACTACCTAGATAATATCTCTACTTCTGGTGGAGATACCGGTGGAGGTAATGTGGAACTAACACTGTCATATAAAAATGATTATAGTGATTTAGTACAATACAAAGGTGCTACTATTCGTTCAATCTCAAACACTGGGCCATATTAAAATGAGAAAAAAAAGAACAACAGATTCTAATAAAGAAAAAAAGCCACCATTAAGAAAAGTATTCAAACCTAAAACACAAAATCAAGTAGACTATATTAGAACAATGTCTGAATGCGATATAACTTTTTGCGTAGGACCAGCTGGTAGTGGTAAAACAGCTGTGGCCGTTGGATTGGCATGTGAATATTTACTAACTAATAGAATTGAGAAAATTATTATTACTAGACCTGTTGTAGAATCTGGTCGTGGTTTAGGATATTTGCCGGGAACATTAACAGAAAAGGTATTACCATACTTAATACCCACGTTGGAAGAAATGAAACTATATTTAAGTACTGACACATTTAATAATTACAAGAATACCAATGCCATAGAATTATGTCCACTAGAATATATGAGAGGAAGAAATTTTCATAATTCATTTATGATATTAGATGAAGCACAAAATGCTACATATGAACAGATAAAAATGTTCTTAACAAGAATTGGAACACAATCTAAAGCGGTAATTAATGGCGATATCACACAAACGGATTTGAACGAACAGTCTGACGGCGGTTTAGATGACTGCATAGAAAGACTTAGGGGCGTTGAAGGTGTTGGGATATGTAAACTATCATCAGAGGATATTGTAAGAAATAAAATTATTGCTAGAATTATTGCCAGACTTTAGTATGTTGTGTGTTTTTTGATTATGATCTATCTATAATGAAGGACAAAGGAAGGTTACGGAGAGCTATATGCCAACATACGATTTTGAGTGTGAGCCATGTGCGTTTTATATAGAAATTAAACAGGGATTTAATGATCCCTCTACTCATACTTGCCCAATCTGTGGAAAAGAAACATTAGTTAAAGTTTTTATTAATCCACCAGCAATCATGATAAGGGGAGAACCTGTAACAATTGCACAACTAGCAGATAGAAATACCCAAAAAATGGGAAAATATGAGTTACAAGATAAGAATGCTAAAAATAATATTCATCAAGCATCAGAAATCACAGAACAACGTAAACTTAATAGAAGAATTAATAAAATGACCCAACAAGAAAAAGTACGTTGGATTAAAGATGGTGACTGATGAATCATAATTTGAGTAATAGAAAAGAACACCCACATCATGTCACTATTACAATGAAAATTGATATTAGAAAGATATTACCAGATGGAACGCTTGATCAACAAGTATTAGGAAATAAACTTCTATCTGATTATGGTATATCAAATAAAGCACAATTTTATTTTTCTGCCGTGTCAGAGGCAGAAGCAATTAAATATCTTAAACAAAAATTGGAGAGATTAAATGGCTAGGTGGGAAAATGAAGATGTAAGTGATCTAAATTTACCAGATCCAGTACATCTTGTCAGGACTTTCTTTGACAAAAACGCCAAAGAGACTAATAATGAAGAAGTAGCATTCGCCAAAAAAACAATTAATGACGATAAAGAATTATATTATATTAAATATGCGCGTGGAGAGATTATAGATCCACATCATATAGATAGTAGCATACGCAATACTACATATCCAAAAATATTCAAAAAGGTTAATAAACAGGCATTCGATTCATATATAAAATTTCTTCAAACAAAAAATCGTTTATACTTTACAATGGCAAGAAGAATAGTAATGGAGCAAATATAATGAGAAAAGGACCACTATCTAAAGCAGATAAAGAATTTATTGACGCTAATAGATCTAATATGACACTAGTTGAACTAGCCTCTAAATTACAAAGATCAGATAAGGTTGTTGAGACATATTTGAAAACACTTACTCCTACAACTGATACCAATAATGGTGGTTCAGATATAAATCTATACGCAAGAAACAAAGAGCGTGGTGTAGTTGTTATGACAGAATCTGCTTCAATGTCAGCGGATGAAAAAAAGACTAAATTAGATGTATACTCATCTAGAAAATATAGAGATGTAATTCATAAAATTCGGGAGGATTGATATGATTTGCAAAAGTATAGATGGATACATGGAAAAATTATGCTATCATGATCTTATGATCAGTTGGCAAATTACTCTTAATGATGGCACAAAAGCTTATGGAGATTATGACAGAGAAGGATTTGATAATCCTTGGATTAGACTTAAAAGATATTGTGCAGAGAATGATGTATATCCAGTAAAGGTGGAATTACATATGTTTGGTGCGCCTCATGAGATTTTCTTTGAAGATGAAGAAGGTCTAGATGGCGTGTTTGTTATGCGTGGCATGGCTAAAGATCAAGCAATGGATGGAAGTCATTCACAGTCTTTTCAAACAATAACAGTTGGACTTTTAAGAGATGACTGTTCTTGTATAGATGTTGCAAAATATACTTGGCCTATTAGTCAGTTTGAAAAAAGACATAGTACTAGAGTATTGACAGAAGAAAATGTTGCAAGCATGTTATTTAAAAATGGATCAAAAAAACGAGAACATCCAGAAATACAAAAGTTGCTCAACGGGTGAACCCTGTACCGCAGCACAATATATAGCTGAATTGGTGTGTATTAGGAAAAGAGAAAAAGATAATACTGGTAATCTAGAATATAAATTTTGGAATAAATCGCAAAAGGACGAGTATCAGATACAAATCCGAGTTGCCAATAAATTAATAAATAAATATTCAATAGAAGCAGTATTACATTATTTAAATACGGCACACGGTAAAAAAACATACTCGTTAGGTTTTTTACATTCATCTAAAAAATTTGTATTGATTTCTAAATATGTTGAAGATTATATTAAAATCAGTTTTGAAATAACAGAAGCTGAAAAACAAAAACCAAAAAAGACTCTTGACACAGCAAACATTGACAAATTAGAATATACAACCAGACCAAAAAATTTAAAAACTACACTCTTGAATAAGATTAGGAAAGCACAAAATGGCTAAAGAAAAAGATCCAGAATATCTTACAAAGATTCTAAAACAGTATGGTAATATTATATCTAATGGTCAGCAGATCCTAGAGGAAAAACGTAACTACAAAGTTATATCTGTGAGTCCAGCCATAGATATTGCTTTAGGTGGAGGTATTCGTGAAGGAACTTGGCTCACACTTACTGGAGATCCAAAAAGCGGTAAGACAACAACTGCAATGCAAATAGCATCTAATTGCCAAAAGGAGGGAAGACCGGTTATATATTTAGATGTTGAGGGCAGATTGAAAGATATGAACTTTGAAGTAAGAGATTTAGATGCCTCAAAAATGAAAATTATACATCCAGAAGATAAACCACTACCAGCAGAGGATTTTTTAGATGTGGCACATAAGTTAATGAGTCATCCAGATTATCATGGTGCGGTACTTATTATAGATTCTATATCCTCATTAATGCCAGCAAAAGAATTAGATGGAGATATGACCCCCGGTAGGGCTGGATTACCAAAGATTCTATCTATCTTTACTAAAAAGATGGGTCAGCTCTTACCAAGACAACGTGGCTTAATAATAGCAATTACACACTTCATAGCAAACACAGCTGGATTTGGTGCCACTAAAATGGCTGATGGTGGTACAAAAATTCAATATCAAGCAGATACAAGAATGGAAATCAAGAGTGGTGGAGAAAAGCTATCCGCTGTAACTCCTTGGACTAATAATAATCAAGAAAGAATTGGTCAGGTTGTGAACTGGAAAATTTTATGTTCATCGATGGGGCCACCCGGTGGACAAGTACAAAGTTGGATTAGATATGGTCATGGAATTGATAAAGTGCAAGAGGTATTGATTCTTGCTCTGGATCTTGGTATGATAGATAAGGCCGGTGCATGGATGACATGTTCCTTTATGGGGCAGCATAAAGACTTAATTAAGAAGATAAAACCAGATTTGGATATCGAAGATAGCGAAGCGATAGAAAAGGCTTTTAAGTTTCAAGGACAAGATAACCTATATCAATTTTTAGTATCTAATCCAGAAGTAGTGTCAATATTGGAAAATAATATTAAGTGTGTGATATGAACATATTAGGACTAGATGGTAAAAACTATAGTTGGAACCCGTCTGCAAATCAAGCAGACACAGAAAATAGATCATCATTACATATGATGGCAAAAGACTTATTGAATGAACTATTTCCACATGATAGAGTTTTAGAAGAGGTATCTTTACCCGGAAGTAAGACAAAGTACAGAAACACTGTATTGAGAGCCGATTTTTTCATACCAAATAGAAATTTGATCATAGAAGTTCATGGAGAGCAGCATTACAAATTCAATAAATTCTTCTTCAAAAACAAGTTACATTTTTATCGTGCAAAAGCCAGAGATAATGATAAAAGAGAGTGGTGTGATATTAATTCCATCAAGTTAGTTGAACTAAATTATAATGAGGATATAAATGAATGGAGAAGAAAGATTTGAAGTATTCAAATCTTCTATTGAAGATTGGATTAATTTGCATGGCATTCAAGCTGTCAAACCTAATCCCGCGATAGATGAAATATTGAATATTGGTAGGGATCAACTCAGAAAATTAACTCATAATCAATGCCTAGAGTATGCATATGAATTATATGCATATAGTGAATATTTAGATAGTTTATTGTGCAAAGAGCAAATTGCCTTCGATTGGGCTGATGATAGCATATGGTATGTGATTGCAGACAAGATAGATCAGTACGGAGATAAATATACAAAATGGCAAGAGAAGTACTTTAAAGCAGTTAAGGAAAATCCATTAGCAACACAAATTGTTAAAGTAAAAACTTATTCTAGTGCTAGAATCAAGGTATTACAAAATAAAATCAGCACTATCAAAAAGATGTCAGAAATATTATCTAGTTTAGCTAAGAGGAAATATAATGAATAAAACAGAACACATAAAGAACCTATTAAAAAAAGCAATAGAAACAAATGACGAAGAACTAATTGCACTAGCAAGTTCTTTAATGTCTGAACAAGACATAGCAGCACCAATAGAGAAAAAAGACGACAATAATGAATTCATCTTCACTATGCCAAAATCACAGAATGACAACAAAAGAGGGGTGCCTGTAAATGCCATCAAGAAACGTGTAAATACGTTTCAAGATGATGGAATAGAAGCCAAAGATATTACTACACCAGATATAAAGCCAACAGAAAGAAAGCGACCAAGGTTTCAACCAATATATCAAACTTGTCAAAAGTGCAATAAATCAATTCAGACTCATCCAACACATAAAAGAGATTTCTTTATCTGCGATAGATGTATAGGTAAATAATGCAAAAGAAAAGCTTGCTAGAAAATGCTGCATCTGAAAGAGCCGTATTGGCTGGATTATGCCAATATGGCTTAGATGTGTATCTCAATATAGACTTTGTTGATACCGACCATTTTCATAATAGCACCAATCAACTTATATTCAGTTGCTTAAAGGCCATAATAAACAATAATATCAAAGTTGATTTAACATCAATTCTATCTGCCGCTAGTGATCTAGGTATTTCTGAAAAGATTAATACTAAAGATGAAATAGGTTTCATTAGATCATTATTTAATTTCCCTATTCATAAAGAAAATGTTTCCATACATGCAGCTAAAATCGCTAAATTAAAATTAGCTAGAGATCTAAAGCAAACTCTTAAAGTTTGCTCTGAGAGACTAGAGACTATAAACGGTGAAGAAGATATCATGGATATGATATCTAGTATAGAAGAGCCAATATTAGATGCAACGTCTAGTATTTATCAATCATCTAATAAGTCTACTGAAATCATAGGATCAAATATAGAAGAGTATATTACATACCTATGCGACAATCCATCAGATTTTGCAGGTATTCCAACAGGCTTTAGTAGATATGATTTAGCCATAGGTGGTGGCTTGCGTAGAAAATGCGTAGATTTAATTGCCGCCAGACCAAAAATTGGTAAATCAATGTTTGGTGATGCTGTAGCTTTAAATGTATCCAAAGGACTTAAAATACCAGTTCTTATGCTCGATACTGAAATGTCAAAGGAAGATCATCTCAATCGCATGATAGCAAATTTGAGCGGTGTAGAAATTAATAAGATATCTACTGGAAAATTTGGACAATGTGAATTAGATAAAGAGAAGGTATATAAGGCAGCAGAAGAACTTAAAAGTATTCCATATCACTACATCAGTATTGCTGGTCAGCCATTTGAAAATATAATATCAATCATGAGAAAATGGATATATCAATATGTAGGATTTAATGAGGATGGCTCTACTAAAGACTGTTTAATAATATATGACTATCTAAAATTAATGGGATCAGAAACAATAAACAATTCTATGCAAGAATATCAAGTTCTTGGTTTTCAAATTACTAAACTACATAATTTTTGCGTAAAGTATGATGTACCATGCCTTAGTTTTGTACAATTAAATAGAGATGGTATTACTAAGGAATCTACAGATGTAGTTTCTGGATCAGATAGATTAATTTGGCTATGTACAAGTTTCTCAATATTCAAGCTAAAATCAGATGAAGAAATTGCTGAAGATAGGCAAGAAAATGGAAATCGTAAACTTGTACCAATCGTGTCAAGGCATGGTGGAGGACTAGATGATGGCGATTATATTAGCATGAAGATGTTTGGCTCTATTGGTAAAATAGAAGAAGGCAAGACTAGAAACGAAATACATCAAAAGGCAAAAAATAAACAAGAAGGATTTGAGATCGATGGAGAAATTGACTCAGAAACAGATATATAGTATCTGTGTTAAATTGATAGACAATATTCCCAAAATATTGAATACATTTCAAATTGACTACATAGAATATCCAAATAGATTTTCATTTCCTTGTCCTGTGCATGGTGGTGATAATCCAGAGGGATGCAGTTTGTTTGTTGATGGCGATTCAGCTAAAGGTAATTGGAGATGCTGGACACATAATTGTCAAGAAGAATATACTAGTAATATTTTTGGATTTGTTAGAGGGGCTATGTCTCACACACGAAGAAAAAAAATCTCATTAAATGAAACTCTATCATTTTGTGAAAATATACTTGGCACAAAATTGAACCACTCTGATATAGAAATACCAACCAAAAATTTAGACATACTAGAAGTCTTTACAAAAAAACCACAAGATATAGGTAGTGAATTATCTAGATCACAAGTTAGATTAAAACTAGATATACCATGCAAATACTTTATCAATAGAGGATTTCTACCAGAAACGTTAAACACATTTGATGTTGGTATTTGTAAAGAAAAAAATAAACCTATGTCTGGCAGATCTGTAGTACCAATATATGATCAATCATATAAATATGTTGGATGTGCTGGTAGAGCATTGAACAATGATTTGCAACCTAAGTGGTTATACAGTAAAGGCTTTAAAAAAGCTGTGTTATATGGTATGCATATAGCTAAATATGATATATTACAAACTGGTAACATAATTTTGGTAGAAGGTCAGGGTGATGTATGGAGGATGCACGAAGCTGGATATAAACAAACAGTAGGTATTTTTGGTTCCAGTATCAGTGATGATCAACTATTACTAATGGAAAATAGTGGAGCATGTAATGTAATTATATTAACGGACTCAGATGATGCTGGTGATATGGCCTATAAACAGATAGTCAAAAAATGCGGTCGTAGATTTAATTATTATCGACCACGAATTTCAGCCAAAGATGCTGGCGATATGAAAATATCAGATCTACAGAAAGAACTAGCACCCCAACTAAAAGGAGTAATTGATGCAAACTAGAATTTTAGCTTTTGCTGGTCATAAACAGGCTGGAAAAACCACATGTTCTAATTTTTTACATGGCTATCAACTTAGGGCTAATGGCGTGATTGATGGATTTGATATTACTACAGATGGAAAGCTAGTTATAAAAACGGCCATCATAGACGATGACGGCAAAGAGAAAGAAGGATTGGGATTATTAGAGACTAACAGATTAGATGCAGAGTTTGCAGAGTGGGCGGTATATAATATGTGGCCGTTCATTAAGAACTATTCATTTGCCACTCCGCTCAAAGATATTTGCATTGGTCTATTTGGTTTGCAACAAGAAAATATATATGGCAATAATTCCATGAAGAATGCGAATACATTCTATAGATGGGAAGATATGCCATCTGTTATTACAGATAAAGATTTACTTACCAATCCAGAAATAAAGAAATTAGTAGATAGTGGAATATTACATTACCATCAAAAAGGCAAGATGACACACAGAGAATTTTTACAATTCTTTGGCACAGATATATGTAGGAAAATATATGAAGATATTTGGTATAGTAGATTATTGAATGACATTAATCATGAACAACCATTAGTAGCAATTGTAGATGATTGTAGATTTATCAATGAAGTGAATGCTATACAGAATGCTGGTGGTAAAGTGATATATTTAACTAGAAATTTATATGACGATAGTCATAGTAGCGAAGCGGAACTAAAGGAGTGTAATCATTTTGATGCAACTATAGATAATCAAGATTTATCTATACACGAAACCAATATTAAGCTTATTGAAATATTAGATAGCTGGGGTTGGCTAGGTAAAGAAATAATACCAAATAATAAATCAATGCTACAAAAGGTTGGTGGCATACATAAAATAAAGGAATAAAATGATTATTACATATATTCGATCATCGAGCTATAACAATTATGAATATTGTCAGATGCAGTATTTTATTACATATGTTTTGGGACATCAAAGCATATCTGGAAAGAAAGCACAGCTTGGTACGATTGTACATAAGGTTATGGAATGTTTAGCTAAATGCAAACAGGCATTACAATCCAGTAGTACAAAAAAATCTTTATCTATTAATGATGACGCGATTGGAGATCTGTCATTTACTGCCAACTCTTTATTTACTAAGTCTTTTGTAGATAAGCTTATTAGTAAAAGCTATGATCATTACACAAGTAAATGCACTCATGACTATCATTCAGCAGATCTTGCTTTCTGTAAAGACTTAGTTAAAACAGCGTTAGAATATAATGATGGACAATTTGATCCACGTAATAGAAAAATTATTGCCGCAGAACCACAATTTGATATTCCAATAGAAACTGGATGGGCTAAATACGAATATAAATTACCAAATGGTAAAATTGTTAAAGGTCAATTAGCTATTAAGGGTACTATTGATCTTGTAACAGAAGTAGATAAAGATGTGATAGAAATCATAGATTGGAAAACAGGAAAAAGACTTAATTGGGCAACAGGGGAAGAAAAAACATATGATAAATTATGTCAAGACCCACAGCTGATGTTATATAATTATGCCACATCTAAACTTTTTCCAGAATATAAACAATCAATTATGTCTATCTTCTTTATTAAAGACGGTGGACCATTTAGTATGTGTTTTGATGAACAGGATCAAAATAATTTCTTGTCCATGCTAGAATCTAGATATAAGCAAATTCAACATAATGATTTTCCTAAGCCTATTTCTAATGATAGATCTAATTTTAAATGTACTAAATTATGTCACTTCTATAAGAACAATTGGCCGGGAACAAATAAACCAATGTGCAATTATGTTGAAGATCATTTAAGAGCTTTTGGATATGATGAAACAATAGAAAAATGCACTAATGATAATTTTGATATAGGATATTATTCAGCGCCGGGTTAATTATGTTAGAAGTAAAAATTACAGAACAGATGAAAGAGCGAGCTTTTCAAAAGGCCAAAGATATGGGTAAATTGGTTAATTCTATCACTAATGGTGATGGTAATTTGGCTGGATTTTTAGGAGAAGAAATAGCCAATTCTGTTATTAATGGCACGATTAATAATACTTATGATTATGATATAATTAAAGAAGGAAAAAAATATGACGTAAAAACAAAAAGATGTACAAGTAAACCAAAAGAATATTACGAATGTTCGATAGCGGCATATAATACTAAACAAAAATGTGACACATATGTATTCGTGCGAATAGAATACAAAAATAATAACTGGGGTAGGGCTTGGATTCTAGGATATTTTCCTAAAACAGAATATTTTCAAAAGGCAAGATTTCTAAAACAGGGGGATATAGACCATAGTAATGGCTTTATTGTAAAAGCTAACTGTTATAATATGGCAATCAAGGATCTTAAACAATATGGCTGAATTACTCGACTTACATAAAGAATTTCATCTTGGTAATATGTTTACATATAACGTTGGAAAAAAATTAGCCAACTTATTATGTAATAAATTCAGAGTAATTCTAAAGTATGATAATGCAGAATTGCCAATATTTAATGATGATTTACTAAATATTGAAATAGCGACCTCAAGAGAAACACACTCTATACCTAATAATTTTTTTAGAGATGATGTTTACGCTATTTTTCAAAACTATTTTATGCTAGATAGATGGGAATATCCTATATATAATCCACTAGCATATCCAATGCCAATAGGAACATTTGTCGATTTTGATCAGTTGAAATCTATAGAAATCAAACCGATTCCAGAAAGGAAATATGATTTTTCTTTTGTGGGGCAAATACCACACACTGGTACTAGAGATTCTTTTAAAAGAAATATAGAACAATTAATATTAAAAACTGGCAAGAAGTTTAAATATGTATTAGAATTTACTAATGGTTTTAATAATGGACTATCACATACAGAATATGTTGAGCTATTAAACGACTCAAAAATAGCATTGTGTCCACCCGGCGCTTATAGCTTAGAAACATTTAGATTTTTTGAATGCATTAAAATGGGCGCAATTCCAATGGTTGAAAGATTGCCCAAGCTGTGGTATTATGAGAATGCACCATTCTTCAAGTGTAGGTGGCACGAATTAGATTTTTATTTATCAACATCTTTGAATTATCTAAATAGCACTATATCCAGAAACACATTTGAAAAATTAGCTATATATAATATGAACATACTAGATGAGCAACAACTCGCACTACATTTATATAAAGTATTACAAAATAGAAATAATATAGATAAAACAATTATACAATCAGAAATACAAAAAATAAGAAGAGAGCTAGAACAATATGTCTAATATTGCATTAAATTGTAAAACACATTTTAGTTTACTAAATGGCTTATCACAATGTGACGACTTAGCAAAGAGATGTAATGAGTATGGATATGATGGCTGTGTTATAGCAGATAAAAAAACCATATCTGGAGCAATAGAGTTTCATCAAGCCTGTAAAAAAAACAACATTAAACCAATTATAGGATGTGATTTTGGCGAATTTATATTGATTGCAAAAAATAAATCTGGATGGTTTGAACTAATGAGAATAGTTTCAGATATTGATCATATCATGCTAGAGGATATTGCTAAAACCAACAATATATTATGTATGTCTAACGATCTAAATATAGAAAAAATTTTTCTAGACAATTTTATTCAATGTAATATAAAGCAATATGCTATCTACTATGTAGATCAAAAGGACGTAGAGTGTCATCGTATTTTGTTATGTGCGGATCAGAAAACAACATTGCCAAATATAAAGAAAAAGATCAGAAACAATGAAGAATTTGAGCATATGGAATTTTTTACTAGAAATGATTTCTACTTAACTATTCCGCCAAGTGATACTATTTATCAATCAATTTCTGATAAGTTAAACATATTATGCGAGTCATATGATATAACAGAAAAACCACGACTACCAAAATTTCAATGCCCAAATGATATTAATGAAAATGATTATTTGAGGCAGTTATGTAGAATTGGGTGGATGGATAGATTAATCAAAACTGGTAAAATATTGAATGAAGATAAAAAGACGGAATATACTAATAGAATAAAACATGAACTGGATGTAATACTAAATGCAAATCTCGCCGGATATTTTCTAATTGTGCAAGATATAGTCAATGAAGTCAAGCGTAGAGGATGGTTAGCTGGTCCCGGTAGAGGTTCAGCCGCAGGGTGTCTGGTATCGTTTCTAGTAGGAATTACAGATGTGGACCCAATCCAACATGGTCTACTTTTTGAAAGATTCTACAACGAAGGTAGAAACACTAAAGACCACATCTCGTTACCAGATATTGATGTCGATGTACCAGCTGAATATAGAGATAACATTATTGACTATATCAAAACAAAATATGGACATGAAAATGTATCTCAAATGATTACATTCGGTAGACTACAAGGTAGAGCAGCATTAAAAGAGGTTTTAAGGATTAATGATGCCGTGTCATTTGCTGAAATGAATGAGATAACTAAAAGAATACCAAACGAGGCAGAAATCTCTGATCAGCTAGAATTAATGGGTGAAAAATCTATCATTAATTGGGCATTAGATAATGACGCTGAATCATTAAAGAATTGGTGCTATAAAAACGAAAATGGCACATTAGAAGGACCGCTAGCAGATATATTTAAACAGGCAATCGACATTGAGGGTACTAATAAGTCGCAAGGCAAACATGCGGCTGGAGTATTAATCTCTCAACAAAAACTTCTAGATATATGTCCAATGGTTAAAGACAAAAACGATCAAATGATAGCCGCATTTGAAATGAACGATTTAGAAAGCCAAGGACATATCAAGTTCGATATTCTTGGAATTGATTTATTAAGTAAGATCATGGAGATTATTGGAGACGAAAATGACAATAACTAAGCAAGATATTAAAGCTGTTGTTTTTGCTGGATGCGCTGTAGATTGTGGTGGTGTGTCTATATGTAACATAGAAAATCATCTCAAGAACAAATTGATATCCAGAGCAGCAAAGTACCAAGTTTGGTCAGATAAGCATCATTGTTATAATATGTATCATAATATTGATGAAGCTGTAGATAAATTTTTTGCATTAACCAGAGGAAAACTGAATGGCAAATCATAGAGATTATATTGTGTTCGACTTTGAAACTGGTGGCGCTGATCCAAATACATGTCAACCCACACAGATAGCCGCAGTAGCCATACATGCGAAGAAGTTGGAACTACAACCAAATGGAGTCTTTAATAGTGAAATTAGACCAATAATTGACGATGAAGAAGCTATTAAAGCTGGAGTAGGACCGCTTGAGGATAAGGCATTAGAGATTACCAGAAAAAATAGAGACACTTTAGCCAAAGCACCGCTACCAAAAGTTGTATGGAAAAAATTTGCAGAATTCTGTAATCAATACAATTTTAAGAAAACATCATATACCGCACCAGTAGCTGTTGGCTATAATATCATTGGATATGATATGGTTATCGTAGATCGCTTATGTAAACAATATGGACCATTTGATAAAATCAAAAATGAGCAAAAGATCTTTAATCCAATATTCAAGATAGATCTAATGAATCATATATATTGCTGGTTTGAAAATAATCACGATGTAAAAGGTTATAACATGGATTATTTAAGAGATTATTTCGGAATATCTTCAGAAAATTCACATGACGCCTTACAAGACGTTAAAGATACAGCAAATATACTGATAAAATTTCTAAAGCTACAGCGTAATCTATTAAAGAAAATCAAGTTTGAAAAAGCCTTTGCAAATAGCGAACTCTATATACAATAGACAATTAACATGAAAACATTTAACATAAATGATTTTGATGACGACGAGGTTTGGGATTTGATTTGTACTGGAAAAACCAAAGGAGTTTTTCAATTAGAATCTAATCTTGGACGACATTGGGCTAAACAGCTAAAACCTAGAAACCTATCAGAACTTGCAGCTTTGATTAGTTTAATTAGACCGGGATGTCTAAAGGCGTATGTAGATGGCAAATCTATGACGCAACATTATATTGATAGAAAACATGCCAAAGACCCAGTAACATATCCTCATGACTCATTGGAGTCAATTTTAAGTGAGACATATGGTGTATTGGTATATCAAGAACAATCCATGATGATTGCACAAAAACTAGCAGGATTTTCACTAAAAGAAGCGGATTCACTGCGTAAAGCGATTGGCAAGAAAAATGCAGCACTCATGAATGAAGTCAAAGAACAATTTATTCAAGGATCAGAAAAACTAAATATAGTCACGAAAGAGTCAGCAGAAGAAATTTTCTCTTGGATAGAAAAATCTAATAGATATGCATTTAATAAATCACATGCAGTCTCCTATGCTATCAATGCGTATTGGAGTGCGTATTGTAAAAAATGGAAACCACTAAGCTTCTATAAAACTTACCTAAATCATGCACATAGAAAGCCAGACTCACAAAAAGAAATAAAGGAATTAATCACTGATGCAAAATCAAACGATATAGATGTATATCCACCAAGGCTAGATAATCTATATACAGATTTCACAATCAAGAATGGTAAGATATTTTTTGGCTTAAATCATATTAAAAATGTTGGAGAAGCAGAGTGCAAAAAAATCCAAGAAATCAAATATAATCATGATATAACTAGATATACATGGCTAGATTGTTTGATAAATATTATTCATAGATACAACCTTAATAAGAGATCCGTTATAGCTTTAATATCTGCTGGAGCATTTAATGGTAAATATAATCTAGAACATAGAAAAAAGATGTTATATGAATATGATAGTTGGAAATTACTTTCTAATAGAGAGCAAGATCATATAGCTAATAATTATGCTGGTAAAAAATCACTACATGACTGTATAATAGACTTATTATCAACACTAAAAATAGTACAAAGTAGACAGCAAATCGTATTAGATATTAGTAATTCACTGAAAAATCCAATGTACAACTTGGAAGATTCAATCGTAACTATAGCCGAAGAAGAATCGAAATATTTTGGATGTTCTTTAACATGCAATAAGACAGATGCTTCTGACCAATTTCTTGCTGCTAATATGTGCAAAGATATATCCAATGGCTTGATAACAGGTAAGGCAAATATAGTAGTGAGTATTAACTCTGTTCGTCAATACAAAACAAAAAAGGGTAAAAATCCCGGTCAGATAATGGCTTTTTTGTGTGCTGAAGACAGTAGTGGAATGCTAGACTCTATTACCATTTTTCCAGAGACTTATTCAGAATATAAAGATTTATTGACAGAAGGCAATACAGTATATATTAATGGAGAAATCTCTAAAAAGGAAAACACATCATTAATTGTAAATAAAGTTACACAAGTTTGAGGATTATAGATCATATGAATAAGTGTCATTTTCTTGGTAGGTTTGTAGATACGCCACAATTGCAAACAAATGATTTTGCAAAATTCACTAGATTTCTTCTAGAAATAGAAGAATATAGAAAAGATAAAGATGGAAACAAGCGTAAAAGAAAAGATATATTAGAATTTGAAGCATGGGATAGTGCTGCAATAGCGATTACCACTCAATCAATGGCTAATGACTATATAGTAGTAGAGGCCGTAGCTAGAAAAGAAAATAATAATACTGTTTTTAGAATCACAACATTTAAAATATTTGTAAATCAAAATTGATATGAAAAAGAAAGTTTTATTCTTATCAGAAGCTCCGTGGTATAGCACTGGATATTCTGTATATGGAAATCAAGTCCTAAAAAGACTAGTACAAAATCCATCTTTAGATGTTGCACAAATAGCTATATACGCCTCTTCAGATGACCCACATGTCAAAGATTTTCCTTGGAAAATTTATGGCAATAAACCATCAAGTAATCATCCACAATATAAGACTTATCAAGTAAGTCCTAGCGCTCAATTTGGGGATTTTTCTTTTAATGAAGTATTATTAGATTTTAATCCACATTTTGTATTAGATATTAGGGATTGGTGGATGATTGAGTTTCAGCAAAGATCGCCGTTTAGAAATTTTTTCAAGTGGGCAATAATGCCAACTGTTGATGCTGAACCACAAAATAATCAATGGATTAATACATATGAATCAGCAGATGCTGTTTTTACATATTCAGAATTTGGTAGAGATGTACTATTAAATCAGTGTGATAATATTAAGTTTTTAGACATTGCATCTCCAGCAGCAAGTGAATGTTTTACTCCTGTTGCTAACAAGGCACAACATAAATCACAATGCGGTTTAAGACCAGATTCATTGATATTTGGCACCGTCATGCGTAATCAAAAAAGAAAACTTTATCCAGACTTGTTTGAATCATTTAGAGAATTTCTAAATCTATCAAATAGAAATGATGTATTTTTATATTGCCATACATATTATCCAGATATCGGATGGAATATACCAGAATTATTAGACACGTATTCTTTATCTAACAGGGTATTATTTACATACAAATGTAAAAAATGTGGTAAAATTACTACTGATTTTTTTCAAGATGCTATGCAGTTTTGTAAGTCGTGTGGTAATTTTACTAATGCGTTGGTTGGTATTGGCAATAGCATTACAGAAAAAGAATTAGCTAAAATCTATAATATATTTGATGTATATATACAATATGCAAATAGTGAGGGTTTTGGTATGCCGCAATTAGAAGCAGCATACTGTGGTTTACCAGTTGTTTCTATATATTATTCAGCAATGAAGTCTGTCATTGATAATATCGGAGGTATAGGTGTAAATCCAATTGCGTTTAGTAAAGAATGCGAAACCGGTTGCAATAGAGCTATTCCAAACAATCAAGAGTTTATTGATATATTATTAAGGCTATCAGAAAAAACTCAAGATGAATTAAAAAATATAGGTACTAGCGTATGCAATAAAGCAAGAAAAGCATATAGTTGGGACCAGACAGCAAATAAGTGGATGGACTATATATTAAATACAGAAATTATACCAGAGCATCTTTCTTGGAAATCACCATCAAAATTATTTAGTCCAGCACATGCTATTCCAGAACAGTTGACTACATCTTTAGATAAGGTTAATTTCATTTTTAATAACGTATTGGGAAAACCAGAATGGATTGGCGGATATCTTTGGAGAAGAGTATTAAGAGATTGTAGTTTTGGATATAGGTGTGAAAATCTTGAGCATGATTTTTACTTTAATGAATCGCATATACAATCATATAGTACTGTTAAACCATTTTCTATAGATGAAGCCATGAAAGAAATGACAAATTTTAGACTACAAATGAATCATTGGGAACAGGCCAGATTGGAAAAATTTAAAATATCATGAAAGTTTTATATATAGGTAACTATAGAGATGGTAGTGGCTGGTCTGATGCCTGTATTAACAATATTTTGGCAATGGACAAAATAGGTATTGATGTTGTGCCAAGATGTGTCTCGTATTCTGTGCAACATGGAAATCCACCAGAGAAGATTTTAGAACTAGAAAAAAAATCAAGTTATAATTGCGATATATGTATTCAGCATGTTTTACCAGATTCATATGTATATGATTCTACATATAAAAAAAATATAGGATTTTTAGCCGTAGAAAGCTCTAATTTTAAAGATACTGCATGGCAACATCATGCAAATTTATTAGATGAAATATGGGTGCCTAGTTTATATTCTAAGGCGGCATGTAGAAGAAGTGGTATTACTGTTCCTATTCATGTGGTTCCACATTCTTTAGATATAAATCAATATCTAAATGCACAATTTACAAAAAAAATTGTAGAATTAGAGAATACTTTTAATTTTCTATTTATTGGCGAGTTTATTGAAAGAAAGAATATATCAGCTTTAATAAAAGCATTTCATACTGAATTTGATATGACAGAGCCTGTCAATCTTATGATTAAAACATCTAGGCAGAACATTGACTATATCAATAATTATAGTGAATCAATAAAAAGAGGGCTTAAAATTAGAACCTCATATAAAAAAGAAATCATCATTTGTGGTAAGCTTAATAAAAATGATTATCTTTCTGTAATAAAACAGTGCCATTGTTTTGTAATGCCAAGTAGGGCAGAGGGATTTTGTATACCAGCTTTAGAAGCTATGGCCCTTGGATTACCAGTAATACATGCTAGTAATACTGGAATGGATGATTTTAGTTATGGCATAAAAGTAATGTCAAGAACTACACCATGCTTTGGGGCGGTTGATACAATTCCATTTTTGGACAATGCGCATAGTGATTGGTCAGAAATAGATATAAGATCTCTAATGATAGCTATGAGAAACTATTATATGAAATGGAATACAGTAGAAGCAAAAAATGATACACATAATGCCATAGAAAAAGCTAAGTTATATAGTCATCAGTCTGTTGGCACAACAATAAAGGATTTATTAAATGATTGCTAGTGCAATTCCAAAAAACATAAAAGCAATACTAAAACATCCACAGCGTGAAGATAAGCTAAATATTCTTACATTTACCACGCATGAAAGATATGAACAAAATTTATCAAAAACTGGTCATAATTTCTATGCTTTAAATTATGGCAAATCTTGGGATAAAGACTATGGAGTAATTCCAGAAAATTACAACATCATAAATGAAGTACCGCCATATTTAGACATAGATATAGTTTTATCACACACATCCTGTGATAGATTACAATATGCTCACGACACATTATCTAACACTAAAAATGCTGGATTGTCAATGTTGGCTATACCAATCCTAAGACATACACATGTTCTTCCAGATATAAGAATGGATGTAGAACAACAAAAATCTATATTTCAAAATATACCAGTATTTGCAAATTCTTTTATATCTGATTACAGCAGAAAGAAATGGGGCTATAATGAATCTAATTCTAATGTAGTTGAACATGGTGTGGATACAGATTTTTGGTTTCCAACAAAAGATAAGCGAGATAACGTATGTTTATCCGTTGTAAATGATTGGCCCAATAGAGATTGGTGCTGTGGTTTTAATTTATGGAGAGAGACATCATACGGATTACCAGTTCGCGTATATGGTAAAAGTGCCGGTTTTTCTCAACCAGCAGAATCAGTAGAACACTTAAGAGATATATATTCTTCATCTATGATTTTTTATAATACATCCATACATTCGCCAGTTCCGACAGTGTTATTAGAAGCAATGGCTTGTGGTTGTGCCATAGTATCAACTGCTAATTGTATGATACCAGAAATCATTACACACAAGTATGATGGCTTAATATCAAATGATCCATCAGAACTTAGATCGTTTTTAGAATTGTTATTAAACAACAATGATTTAGCTCGTCAAATCGGAGATAATGCAAGAAAAACCATACTAGAAAAGTTCAACCTAAACAGGTTTTGTGATAACTGGAACAATCTACTATATACAACTATAGAACGTTACAAGGGAAAAATATGAAGATTTTTTTATCAAATCATAAGCCAAGTATAGATAACTATATATGGATTAATAATCTATCACAGCTAAATGATTCAGTTTTACCATCAGAAGCTACCGAAATTATTTGTGAAGATTTTTTGTCATCATTTGCTATAAATGAACAACAAGAACTACTTAATAAAATAACTGAAAAATTGAGACTTAATTCTAAACTAATAATATCAGAAGTTGACTGTGGTTTAATAACAAAGAGATTTTATTTGGAAGAAATTAATTTGGATGAATTAAATGAAAAAATGTTTAGCGGGAAAAGAAAAAGTATTTTATCGGTTCATGAGATTATAAAAAATCTACCAGATAAATTACAAGTAAATAATAAACACTTCCAGTATAATGAGTGTAAGATCATTTTGACATGCAGGAGGCACAAATGAATATCAATACAAAATGTAATGGATGCGTGTTTAGTGTTTATGAAAATAACATACAGATATCATGCAAGCTAGATAGACATAATAAATTAACATATGATACGCACGATGAAGAGGGGGCTTTTATCTTAAATAGATTTTGTAGCACATATCGTCCACAAAATTGGCTAGAGGAATTGTCTGTACAAGAAAGCGAAAATATAGTTTCAACTGTCTTACGAGAGATTATCCCGTGTGTAGGATTTTTTGTTTTGTTAAAAACAGATTCTTTGGATGCTATGAGTAAATTAGAAAGCACTATAAAAGACATAAAGAATCAATCTTTTGCTGCCAGATATGTTGTAGTATCAACAGATAAAGTAGAATACAATGAAGGCATACAAGAGCTGTTATGTAAATATTTTGATTTTGATACCACTAATCATCATATTGTACAATTAATACAACAGCCATCATCAATGCCATTTATTATAGACGAATGTTTCAAACATGCAAAAAATGGGTGGGCATATGTGTGTGAGTCTGGAGAATCAATAGATAATAAGCTAATTGAAAAAATCCATAAACGAGTTAATTTAGATCTAAAACGTCTTAGTGTTGTCAAGCCATATAAAGAACCACTTAATGGTTTATTATTTCAAACAGCTTTATTCAAATTTCTCCACGGAAACACCGTGAAATTGTTTAAAGATGATGTTGTAGATAATAGAGAATTTCTAGATAAAGTGGCTAATGCCGCAATTAAAAGTGATCCAGACACATTTATCACATGGGAACAATTCAATGAATCCTAATGTAGCTATTATTATTACTAACTATAATTATGGTAAATATGTTATACAAGCAATAAATAGCGCCACTAATCAAGATTACGCTGGTAACTTGCGTGTATATGTTTTAGATGATGGATCTAGTGATGACTCTTGGGAAAAAATTTCGAATATCACAGATCACCAATATTGTGCAACAATAAATGAACCCTATTATTCTGGCCCAATTGACCACAGACAAAAGGATAATATTTATGCTTTTAGGATTAATAATTCTGGAGCAAGTACTGGCAGAAATGTAGCTATATGGCAGTCATGGGATTGGGCTGAAATTTTTGGTATATTAGATGCTGATGATGCCTATTTTGAAAATAAGGTGTCTATCTTGGTAGAAAAATTAATTGAATACGAAGAAGTAGGAGTGGCATACGCTGATTATAATAATGTATATTCAGGTTATCGTAAAACAGAATTTAAAGAATCATATAGTAGAGATATATTGTTAAATCGCTGTATAGTGCATAGCAACTCCCTTATTAAAAAATCAAAAATAGAGTCTGTCATACTTCCAAATAAAGAAATTTTTGATTCTAGGTTACATGGCGCAGCTAGCAAGGGATTTATAGGATGTACTGAAGATTATGACTTATGGTTAAGATTATCTAAGGTTTGTATTTTCACGCACGTTCCAAAAATATTAGCCATTGCTAATCAAACTGGACAAAATCAATCATATAAAATGACATCAGAAATCTTTAAAGAAAACGCTAAAATATTAAGTAGCAGATAATGAATAGATTTACAACTAATATTACTAAGATAAGAATTAATCCTAAAACTTCTAAGAAGACAAGCAATATTAGTATCATCATGCTTTGTGCTGGAGTTGGATTAAGAATTAAATCATATGAGCCTCGTAGTATTCTGAAAATAAAAAATAAAACACTACTAGAACATCAAATAGACATACTAAATACTGTATTTGATTGTCCAGAAATTATTTGCGTAGTTGGATACGACGCCCAAAAAATCATCAAAAAAAATTACAATGTCAGAATTGTGGAAAACCAATTATATGAAACCACAAACGCAGCTGAAAGTTTAAGACTAGCCTTTAATAATACATTAAATGACAACATACTATTTCTACATGGTGATTTATTCTTTAATAAAGAAACATTTAATGTCAAGTATAATAAATCCTTTATATTAGTAGATAGCAATAAAAGATTTAACAATAGTGAAGTTGGTGTAACAATATGTAGTGACACCAACAAGGCTAGTATTTTATCGTATGGATTAAATACTAAATGGTGTCAGATCGCATACTTAACTGGTAAAGAAACAAAAATAGCTAAAAATTTATTCCAAAAATTTGAAACAACACATAAAAAAATGTTGTGTTTTGAATTATTAAATGAGATGATAAATACTGGAGCTTGTTTTGAATGTCATGAGCCTAACAATATGAGCATAACAGAAATAGATAGAATAAAGGATATTGATATATGAAAGTATTGATAGCGAGTGATGGTGTACATGCTCATTTTTTTGAACGAGCAGCTTGGGCAAACGCATTTAATGCGTGTGGTATACAATCGATATTGTGGGATTGTAAAAAAATACCAGCATTTGATATATTTGATACATATGAACCAGATATTTTTTTAGGACAGACATATAATTTAGAACCAGCTTTGATTAAATGTATCTATGAAAGACCACATTTAAAAGTGGCTTTACGTGCTGGAGATTGGGGAGATCAAGAATCTATAGTTGATAAATCGCAGTATAATATTTTATACTGCTCATCGTCAGAAAAACAGATTTTGCAGAAATTAAAAGATGAGACAGGAAAACCAGATTTTGTATATATTCATTATGATGAAACATCAATAAATATTACCCATAATCATTTTAGATCTATTGGCATTGAACCTAAATCAGTAATGATGAGCGCGGACATAATGATGTATTCTAATGCACAGTATGATCCCAAACTAGATTGTGATATAGCGTTTGTTGGTGGCTATTGGCCCTATAAGGGTTTAGTAATCAATCAGTATCTATTTCCATTAATGAACGATGTTGGTAAATATAATATTAAAATCTTTGGAAATCAAGTATGGCCCTCAAATCAATATTGTGGTATGATAAGTGACACAGAAGTAAAGAATCTCTTTGTATCTGCGAAAATTTGTCCAAATTTAAGCGAGCCACATGCACATGCGTTTGGTATAGATGTCAATGAGAGAATTTTCAAGATTTTATTTGCTGGCGGATTTTGTATATCTGATTATGTAGATTCATATAAATTATTTGGTGATGGTTTGATTATGGCTAAAACACCAGACGAATTTCAAAACAAAATAGAATATTATCTAAATCATCCGTCAGAAAGAATAAAGGTTGCTAATATTGGACAATCAATAGTAAAAAAATATCACACATCTTTTGATAGAATAGCACAAATCATGCATTATTTTAATATGCCACAAATTGCAAATCTTATTCTTACAAAAAAATTGGAGATAATAAATGTCTAAAAAAGTATTAGTAACTGGAGCAAATGGATTTCTTGGCACTGCTGTAATTAAAAAACTATCAGAAGAAACTAAATACGATATACTTCCAGCAAATGGAAAAGCGAAGTGGGATCTAACAAATAAGAAATATGTTGATTGTATGTTGGCTCATTATCAACCAGATATTGTTGTACACTTGGCGGCAAGAGTTGGGGGTATTCAAGCAAATAAAGAAAATCCGGGTTTATTCTTTTATGAAAATTTAATAATGGGTGTTAATTTAATAGAAGCCTGTAGACAATATGACAAGTTAGAAAATTTCGTAATGGCCGGAACAGTATGCGCATATCCCAAATTTACTCCAGTTCCATTTAATGAAGATGATATATGGAATGGTTTTCCAGAAGAAACCAATGCTCCATACGGGATAGCAAAAAAAACATTAATGCAAATGCTTATAGCGTATAAACAACAATATAATTTTAATTGTGTCAATTTAATTCCAGTAAATATGTATGGACCAAATGATAATTTTGATCCAAGAATTAGTCATGTTATACCAGCTCTTATCTTGAAATATAAGCGAGCAATAATCAAAAAAGAAGATGTAGTAGAAATATGGGGTACTGGTAACGCTAGTAGAGAATTTTTATATGTAGATGATTGTGCAGAAGCCATAGTAAAATCCATTACGGCTAATGTGTCTCCAGAACCTATTAATATAGGAACTGGTAATGAAATTAATATTAGAGATCTGGCATCGCTTATTGGAAAAGAAATGGGATATACTGGAAGCATACAATTTAATTCAAATTTTCCAGATGGACAACCAAGGAGATGTTTAGATACTAACAGGGCGAAGTCGTTGCTGGGCTTTCAAGCCAAAACATCCTTTATGGATGGTATAAAACATACCGTTGAGTGGTTTAATCAAAATGAGGGTAGATTTAATGATTACATCAATAATTTTTAGTAAAAATCGCCCACTACAATTAGATCTATGCATTAAATCAATTAAAAGAAATTTTCTTGATTGTAATCAAATATTAGTTTTAGAAAAATATGATGATAATTATAGTAAGATGCTTGATATATTAAGCAATGAACATCAAGATATAAATATTTTTCAACAAACGTCTTCTATATACCATGACTGTTTAGACCTATGTAAAAATGCCGTTAACCAGTATATCTGTTTATTTACAGATGATGATATTGTATATAAAAATACAAACCACATAATATGTGATCAAATATTTAATCATGAAGAATTTTGTACTATATCATTAAGACTAGGTTTGAATACAATTAAAAGAGAACACTTACATGAAGTAATTGATGATATTCCGAGAATTTGTTTTGAAACTACAGATTATTTATTAATCCCAAAAACAGCTTATAACTATGGTTCTTATTGGAGTTATTCACATTCTTTAGATGGTCATATTTTTCGTAAAGCCGATCTAATTCAAATATTTGATGAATTGTCTTATTTAGATAAGAAATATCACTTTAAACAATCTCCAAACGAATTAGAAACACAAATGCAAAGATATTGGGCAGTCACACCAAATATTATTGTTTGTCAAAAAAATAGCACAGTAGTTAATAGTCCAAATAATAGAATACAAAATACTCATCTATCAAATAAAGCTGGATCATATTTTAACTATAGTCCAGAAAAATTATCTACTCTATACAAGAATGGATATAGAATACAACTTAGTACATTAAATTTTGATAACATTGATTGTCCACATAAAGAAATTGATATATTGAGCGACATAAACTATGATATATGATGCTATAATTTTATCACATCCAAAAGACTATAACAAGATTTCATTTTGTCTAGATTCTTTACGTAATCTAGATCCATCTCCGATGCATACATATCTGGTTACTCCAGATGCTGTTTCTATTGATGGACTAATATCAATTAGCGATAAAGAAGCAATAAACGTAGATATTGAACAAATACATTATAAAAGACCAAACTGGATTTATCAACAGCTAATTAAGTTATATCAAGATTTTACAGCAAATAATATCTACATGTGCATAGATAGTGATGTTATTTTTAATCGTCCAATACATTTTACTGGAAAAACATTCTTTATCAGCGATAGGGCGCAGCATCATGAACCATATTTCAATTTTATGAAATCATATTTTGGAATAACTGAGTGGGCTAATCATACTTTTATTAATGACTTCATGATATTTGACAAACAGCTTTGTAGAATAATGCTACCAGAAATAAATAGATTTGTCGAACACTTAAATACCTATCTGTCCGATGATAGATATTTATTTTCTGAATTTGAAACATATGGTAATTTTGTGGCTCATAACTTTAGTGGGATGTATACATTTAGATTGACAAAGACTAAAACTCTTGGTAAATATACTTCATGGGATACACAAGAATTAATAATTGCTAAAGAGCTATGTAAAACACTTCCAATAGACTTATTTACTGTACACACTTGGACATAGCATGAAACTCATAAATACATTCATATCAGACAAAAACGATGTTCCAGATTATGTTGCACTATCTTTAGAACAAGCTAGACATTTTAATCCAGAAATTGAGATTTATTTTATTTGTAAATATAAACAAGAATTTTTTGATAAGTTAAATATTAAGTGGGTTGATCAAGAGTCACTAGCTGAAGGGCAAACACTAAAAAGATTTAATCAAGTATGTTCATTTAGGCGTCATGGCACACCAAATACTACATATCCTAGTCCAGATTTGTTTTGGCATAGAACGGCTGAAAGAATATTCTATATATTAGAACTAATGCTAAGAGATACAATGGATGAAGTATTCCATTTTGAGAATGATGTTTTAATATACCATGATTTAAAAGATGTAGAAGTTTCTCAAAATGTAATTATTACACCAATGTCATTAACACATACAACATTTGCATTTTCATATTTTCCAACGCCAGCAAAGTTGTTTGATTTATGTTCGTATTTTATTATGTTGTTAGAACATGGGGAGCAAAATTTATTATCGTTTGGCTATGATCATATTAGTGAAATGTCACTATTAAATATGGCCCTAAGAAACAATTTAGTTAAATGTTTTCCAATATTTCAAAATTATAATGGTTTTATATATGATCCGGGTTCTTATGGTCAGTATTTAGGTGGCACAAATAATGGTCATGGGGCTGGTTTTGTAGATCCATCACATTATATAGGGCAAAAAATTCTACTAAATGAAATACATCCAGTATTTGATGTTAAGCCATATACGGAACATAATCCTATTTTCAATCTACATATACATAGTAAAAATTTGGGACAATTTATATGCAAGACTACATAGATGGGAATGGTTTTAAAAAAGTCTGTGAATGTACTTGGCAAGATGCAATCCCAAATAAGGATAAAGTAATTATTTATGCTAATACGCACGAATATCAACAAGCATTGAATAGAATAGCGCAATATACAAATATAAAATTTATATTAGTGACACATAATAGTGACCATTCTATTGAACGCACAGATATACCAATTAACTTAATTAAGTGGTACGGTACAAATGTTAACTATGTCCATGAAAAGATCTCACCTATTCCAATAGGATTAGAAAATGAGCATTGGCATCCTAATAAAAGAAACTTAATTAATAAAGCAATATATAGCAAACAAGAGAGAAAAAATAGAATTTTTGCACAATTTAATCCAGATACTTTTCCATCCGAAAGATATAATCTTTGTTACGATATTTGGATGAAAAAAATAAATGCTGATATGTATAGATGTATAAATGGTATAGCATTTGATTCATATGTTAATAATTTATGCACATATAAATATTGCCTATGCCCACGCGGAAATGGCATAGATACGCATAGAGTATGGGAAGCTCTATATCTTGGATGTATACCAATAGTAAAAAAACATATAACACATTTTTTTAATGAAAAGCTACCAATAGTTTATATAGACGATTGGAAAGAAGTAACAGAGGATTTTTTAAAAAATATAATTGACAATTTTGATTATTCGCTATTTAAATCTAAAACATTAACAATGACATACTGGAAAGAAAGAATTTTAAATGAGGCAAATCAAGATTAATTTTTATAATATGTGGGGAGGATTTTTCCCTCATGATAATCTTATCACCAACACACTAAAATTAAAGTATGATGTTATTGCTAACTTACAAAACGAAACTCCAGATATCGTTATATGCCAAAATACAGAAAGTGTAGCGGCTAAAAATGTTACTAGAGCATTTAGGGGTAAATCTAAAATTATTCACTGGTATGTAGAGTCACTGGATAGAATTGGAGATCCAAATTATACAGAATGTGATTTTTCTATAACATCATGCAAGTTTAACCATGACAAAAATATAAGAATACCATTATGGTCTATGTATATAGATTGGTTTAATAACCAATATCATCCCGGTAGAAATCAAGCCTATTTAGTTAGCCCCAAAAAACTAATAACGCCAAAAGAAAAACAAACAAAAGATAAATTTTGTTCAGCTTTAACAAATAATTCTTTAGGATATCGTGCTACAGCTTATCCACAATTCATAAATTTTGCAACCTCAAAGGGTCTATTGGTAGAAAGCCGTGGCAATTTTTGTCAAACCTGCCCAAAACTGAATGGGGACGAAAAAGATAAAATAGATTTTATAAAGAATTTTAAATTTCATTTAACATATGATAATAGTGATTTACCGGGATGGATTACAGAAAAATTAATACACCCAATGTCTGAGGGGTCAATACCAATTTATTGGGGCGGAATTGATGTAGAAGAAGAGTTTAATAAAGATGGGTTTATACATGTGAGAAGGTTTGATAATCTAGATGAAGTGCATGATCGTGTTTTTCAGATATACAAAAATGAAGAATTATTCTACGATATACAAACACAACCATGTTTTCCAGATAATAAAATACCAGAATGTGCCACTCCAGAATTTATACTCTCTAAATTAGAAACGATTGTAGAATGAATAAACCAATAAAATTGTGTTCAGATATTATAGACAAATATGATATACAAAAGTTGGCGTTTTGGCTTCAAAACATGCCACAGCTAACAAAGGGCGAACAAACAATTAAGTTTGAAAAAGAATTTTCTGAATTTATTGGATGTGAACATTCTATCTATTGTAATTCTGGTTCTTCTGCGAATCTATTAATAGTTTCTGGTTTACTCCAATCTGGAATGTTAAAAAATGACAAAATAATAGTTCCACAAATTTCATGGTCTACAACAGTTTTTCCAGCAATGCAGCTTGGATTGATTCCAATACTGTGTGACTGTGATATGCATAACCTTGGCATTGACATAGAAGATCTAGAAAGAATTATTAAAGAAGAAAATCCAGCAGCAATTATGCTAGTACATGTGCTTGGTTTAAATTCTAATATTCAAAAGATTATTGATCTATGCAACGAAAAAAATATATTAATAATTGAGGATACATGTGAAAGCCTTGGCTCTGAGGTAAATAGTAAAAAGCTTGGATCTTTTGGATTAGCTTCATCTTTCTCATTTTATTTTGGGCATCACATATCAACAATTGAAGGCGGAATGGTATGTACAAACAATAAAGACCTAGCAAATATTATAAAAATGATTAGAAGTCATGGATGGGATAGGGACTTAGACAGCAACACAAAAGCTTTCTATAGAGCATCTAATAATATACCAGAAAATTCTATATCATCATTATATACATTTTATCATATGGGATTTAATTTAAGATCAACTGATCTACAGGCGTTTATTGGAATTAACCAAATGGATAAAATATCAGACATAGTAACAAAGAGGCAGAAAAATTATTTTCAATATGTAAATTGTATTCGAAAAGACTTATGGAAGCCAATAGCCACAAAAGATCAAAATGTTATATCGAATATGGGATACCCGCTAATTGTAAAAAATAAAGATATAATGTATCAAATATTTAAAACAAATAATATAGAATGTAGGCCACTAATATCTGGAAGCATGGGAACACAGCCAGCTTGGAAAAAAAAGTATAAAGAGTATAAGAGCAAAAATTCAAATTTGATTGATAATTATGGTATGTACTTGCCTAATCATCAAGATTTGACCGAAAAAGATATACATAAAATATGCAATCTAATAAACGAGTACGGAAATAATGTCTGAAATAATTAATCTAATTGATAAAAATCCAGACTCTCATGTATACCAAAAGGCGGCAGAGATACTTTCCAAACAATTACAAGATGATTTTTCTTTTGTCTTACAGGTTTGGAGTGATGCAACGCCAAAAACAAAACATAAAAAGATATTAATACTAACATCAGACGAAACACATAAAATACCACAACAGATTAATGATCCAGATGTTGCTTATATTTTTAAACAATATATACCAATGTCAAATTATCGTGATGTTAATTCTGTAGAAAATATACCACGGATATTTGCCCTGCCATTGTGTGAGTTAAATGGATTTACCGATTTTAGCAAAAATATACATGATAGGGAGTACGATTGGTGCTGGATGGGCCAATATGACCCATACAGAAGGACAGATTTTAAAAATGCTATAGAGATAGCCAAGACTTTAAATGGTGTCAAATACAAGGAATTATGGTACAATGGATGGAATAATGGGGCTAAAATAGAAGACTATTGTGCGATAATGAATAATACCAAAATAGCACTTGTTCCAACCGGATCGGCTAGTTTTGAAACATTTAGGTTTTTTGAAGCTATGATGTGTGGGTGTGTTGTTTTATCTGTTCCACAGCCAAATGTTGACTTTTATAATACTGCCCCATTTATACCAATAAATAACTGGGTTAATGAAATATCGGATACTATTAGATCTGTTCTTAATAAAAAGAACTTAATGTCCACAATATCTATGTCTGGAAGAAAATGGCATAACTATTATTGCTCTCCCGAAGGTTTGTCTAACTATATGCTGGAGAAGATCAATGCTTAAAACTCACATATTGCACTATCAAAAATTAACAGATAGAAAAAAACACATAGAGGACCAGCTTGAAAAACAAAATATACAAGACTATAGTTTTATAACAGATTTTGACAAAGAACAACTAACAAAAGATATAATTGATAAATATTATATTAATGATAAGGCCACAACTGACAAGCACTCAAATGTAACGCTCAAACATAGCATGTCCCCATATTCTGTGTATAGGGAGCTTTCGTTAGCATCAATATCTCTATGTATTAAGCATATAAAATCATTAGAATTGTTTCTTGAAAGCGATTACGATGAATTACTAGTTCTTGAAGATGATTGTAATTTTTATGAAAATAGTATTACATTAAATGATGTTATATCTGATGCTCCAAGCGATTGGGACATAATATTTATAGGCGGCGCTTTTAGTCACAATATATTACCGGTTAAGCAAATATTTAATGGGTATATCTTGTCAGGGCATCCAGCAACTAATACAACATCATCACTAATATATAATAAGAAATCAGCACAAAAAACATTAGATACAATAGTGCCATTTGCTTTACCGATTGATTGGCATCTAAATCATATTTTTCATTTAAACAATTTTAATGTTTATCACACTTATCCATATTTATGTAATCAACTCAGCAACATATCGTTTAGCGGTACGATAGAAAGGTAATTATTATGAACATAGCGGCTATTGTTGACAACCTTGGGCCATCACAAAAGTCATTTTATCTCATAAAAGAATTTAATAAAACATTATCACAAAATGATTTATGTGTATCGGTTTTCTTTAAAAGAGCTTCTGTTCCAGTAATACCAGCTATGTTTTCATGCAAAAGCGTATCATTTTTGTCTGGATATCACCATACGGCAATTGCTACAACTATAGATGAAGCTAGTATTTTATTAAAATCTAATAATAATGCAAATAAATTTTTATACTTATGGAATCTAGAATGGTTAACGTATCCATCAAAATATTCCGCTATAACAAATATATTACGTGATTCAAGATTAAAAATCATTGCCCGTAGTGAGTCACATGAGGCTATGATATACAATTTTTGCAATAAGAAAACAGTAGGAATTGTTGACAACTGGAATGTTAGTCAGTTACTTTCTCTTACTCAACAGGATTATTCTAATGTCTGATCTAAACGAAGAATATATTGTAGAACAATACGTTATTAAAAATAAGAGTACGTGTAGTATAGCAAAAGAATTAAATACTTATCCAAAGAAAATTGAACGTATTCTCAAAAAGAACGGACAACAATTACGAGATAAATCTGAAGCTCAATCATTAGCTCTAAAAAGCGGTAGAATAAAACATCCCACTAGAGGAAAAAAAAGAACAGAACAAGAAAAAGATAAGATTGGCATAGCAATAAGACAAAACTGGAAAGAGATGCCAAAATCCAAAAAAGATGATTTTTGTTCACAGGTTAAAAAACGATGGGATGAAATGTCGGCTATTAAAAAAAGAGAACTACAAGAGATGGCTGGACGAGCATTGCGTCAGGCATCAATTGAAGGATCTAAGGCGGAAAAAATATTGAGAATTAAATTAGAAAAACTTGGTTATGATATTATGTTGCACAAGAATAATCTCATACCGGGAGATTTTGAAATAGATTTGTTTTTGCCACAACTTCGCACTATAATAGAGATAGATGGGCCACAGCATTTTCTTCCATTATGGGGCGAAGATAAGCTTCAAAAAATTATTAAATCTGATGAAAGAAAAAATGGTTTATTGTTAACACATGGATATTGTGTTATTAGAATAAAATATCTTTGTAAACATATGACAAGATCTATTGGTAATAAGTTGTGCAAATTGGTATTAGATCACATATCCAGTATTGAAAATAAGTTTCCACCTAAAGGTCAAAGATTTATTGAATTGGAGATAAATAATGAGTGAACAGTTTTTTGACATAGAAGAACAAACTAATGATACATTAGAAAAAGAAAGAGATAATATACCATCTTATGGCTCACAAGAATGGCATGACTATATTATGTCGAAGTTTGAAACTAAAGAATTAATAGATGGTAACCCAACTTGTGCCGGATTAAGAAGGGTAGCGGAAGATGTGCTTGGTAGCATTGTTATCAGTAGACCGGTGCAGATTTTTCCATCTTTAGATCCCAATGGACCGGGAAGAGCCACTGTGGTGTTTGAAGTAGTATTTGATTGGATGAATTCTGGAAATATGAGAACATATTCTGATGTAGCTGATGTTTGGCATGGAAATACGGATGATTTATTTTGCGCCCATCCTGTGGCAACAGCAAGCACTAGGGCTGAAGGTAGAGCATTAAGAAAAGCTTTAAAGATTAGATGTTTGTCAGCGGAAGAACTTACTAGAAAGAAAGATGTTGAATCTA